GAACCGGTGATGAGCGGATACGAACCGTTGATCCGCTACGCTGAGGGGGTTGGACTGCCGATGGAGTTTGTCCAACTGGCTTGGGATGTGTTCAAGGCTGAACACTCTCCAGGTGGAGCAAACGAGCGTAGGCTGCAAGCCGACTGGCGTAGGCACTTCCTAAACTACGTCACCAAGGGCTACTACCGACTTTGGTATGCGGATGCTCTTGGCAACTTCACTCTGACAACTCAGGGAATCCAAGCCAAGCGCCTGCACGGTCAGAAGGAGGCAGAATGAATCATTCGTTGAATGCCGAACAGTCGGTGCTGGGTGCGCTGTTGCAAGACCCGAAAGCCTGGGAACGCCTGGAAGGTGGGATAGAACTGGAAGATTTCTTCCGGCACGATCACCGAATGATCTTCAACGCGGCATCCAAGTTGTTCGATCAAAACAAGCCCGTGGATGTGCTGACGGTGTTTGACGCGCTGGCTTCTTCCGGGGACTTGGTGGCAGCGGGTGGAATCGAGTACCTGAATGCGGTTATCCAGTCCGTCCCCAGCTCTGCCAACGTTCGCCAGTATGCCGAGATCCTGCGAAACCTGCGGACCAAACGGGAAGTCCATGCGCTGGGACAGGAGATCGCAAATCTTGCGGCGGAAGATGGAAATTCCGAAAACCTCGTAGAACGCGCTACAACGCTTGCAATGTCATTGGGTAGCTCAAGGTATTCAGGAGTCGATCCAAAGCCCGTAGGCGACGTTTTAAAGGCCGTACTGGGCAATTTGGAAAGACGGGTAGATGCAGGAAGCGCAATTTCAGGATTGCCGACAGGTTTTGTAGACCTGGACGAAGCATTGTGCGGATTGCAAAGTGGTGACTTGGTGATTGTTGCTGGCCGACCGTCCATGGGGAAGACGACGCTTGCTGTCAACATCGCTGAGAACGTCGCAGGGAATGACGGTGTTGCACTCGTGGTCAGCTTGGAAATGTCGGCGGAACAACTGGTGGAGCGCAGTATTGCCAGGTCTGGAGCTATCAACACGCAATCTTTGCGCACCGGTAAGTTCAACGAAAACGACTGGCCTAGGCTTACTCATGCTATGCAGATGTTGCAAGATCAGAAGCTGATAGTTGCTGATGACCCAACCCTGTCCAGTGTTTCCAGGGTCAGGCTGGCGGCTCGGAAGCAGGTCAAGAAATACGGCAAGCTGGATCTTCTGGTGATCGACTACCTACAGCTGATGGTTGGCGATGGGAACAATCGAAACGAGGAATTGGGAGGCATCACCCGGTCCTTGAAATTGCTTGCCCGTGAGATTGGATGCCCTGTACTGCTGTTGTCGCAGCTTTCCCGCAAGGTAGAGGAGCGCCAGGATAAGCGCCCGCTGATGAGCGACTTGCGGGAATCCGGAGCTATCGAGCAGGATGCAGACGTGATTCTGATGGCCTATCGGGACGACTACTACCATCCTGACAGCCCGATGAAGGGATTTGCGGAGATTCTGATTCGCAAGCAGCGCATGGGCCCGCTGGGTGAAATTCACCTGACATTCCAAGGGCAGTATTCGCGCTTCCTGGATGCGGACAAAGAGAAGGTTATGCAGGCCAGAAATGCGCAGGTAAGCAAGCCTAGAGTCAAGTATTCACTTCAGGATTGAGAGTCATTAAGGGAGAGGAACCATGCGGGGAAAGACCAACGTTCAACTGGTATACGACTACCTCTGCGAGAGGCCCAGCACATCTCAACAGGTCGCAGATGCTCTTGGGATATCGCTAGAGGAAGTCAAATCGGCGATTCGGGGGCTGAAGGTGAACGAACTCATCTACCAGGCAGTGATCATCTGCATCCGTGGACCACGGGCAATTTGGTGCGAAGTCGGGGAGCAAGTCTCGAATGAGCGCATTGAGGAAGTGCGCCGTAGCCTGGAGAGGGCTTATCCCTCAAAAAAGGGAGGCATGAAGGAGGAAATATACCGGTATCTGGCCAAGAACGGACCGAAGATGGTGTTTGAAATCGTCAACGACTTGCGCCAGAACCAGGAGAGCGTGCGCAAGATGATCAACCGCATGCTAAAGAACGGCGAAATCAGACGTGTCGGCCAAGGGAGAACGGCTGGTGGGCTGGCATCCTACCAGTACGAAGCATGCCCAGGAGGCCTCCGGGGCTCTGTGGTGATCTCTGTTGAGGTAATGCCAGTAGAGCATCAAAAGATGCTGACGGTGCGTGAGAGGATAGGGCGCGTAACGCTGGCCGACAAGACGGTAAAGGCAATGAAGGCTGCTTTCGTGCCTGGTCGGTTCGATCCATTCTTCTCGCTTCGTTGTCAACTTGTTCCATAGGGGTAAGTACTTAGAATAAAGGGCTTTACTCAACCAATAGGAAGAGTATAGTTAAGTTGTGACGTTAACAGGGAGAGCAAAATGGGAACGAACACACAGATAGTTAGGGTCTATCTGGCTGAGCATGGACCCTCTACAAGCCGGGATGTTGCTCGGAGCACCGGACTGACGGTTCAGAACGTGGACATGGCGTTCAGATCGCTCATCAAGAGCGGCGCCGCCGAGCAAATGCTGGATCGTGTTCCAGCGAAATGGACGTGCAGAGGTTTGCGCATTGTCCGATTGGCCGAAAAGAAGTTGGATCAAAAGTGCTGCGTGTGGGAGCTTCTGCCATACCAAAAGGCGCAGCTGGTAGCGGAATCGGATGCGTTCATTTCCAAGCTCCGTGCTCAGCCGATAGACCCATTTACGCTTTTGAGAATGCACCTGGGAGGGTAATCATGACACTCATACTTTGCTGGCTCGTGGCTTTGTTTTTGGCTGCTGCTGTATTGCTAAATTTCATCGAGTCCAGAAACGAGACGACGGATAACAGTGCAATTGTTTGCATGCTGTTTTCGAGTGGGATCGTGTCTCCAATATTCCTGTTGGCATCGTTTTTCTATCCAAATCTTTAGGAAGAGTAATGAATATCGGCGATAAAGTTCGCGCCCACATCATCCAGAAGTACGGGACGCAGCAGGCGGCAGCCAAGGCATGGGGGGTATCTACGTCAATGGTGTCGCAGGTTGTGCATGGGGTAGTCCAGCCGCCTGCATGGATTCTTGAAGACATGGGGCTTGAGCGCAAGGTTACCTATGTACCTAAGGAAAAATGAAATGCAGGTAATCCTTTCCCATGACGAAGTGCTGGATGCTATCCATGAATATGTTGAGAAAAGGTCGCTATTCAAGGCCCCTTGCACTGTGCAAATCGAACCAGTTGTCAGCGGAAAAGAGATAACCGTAATGATCACGCAGGTAGAGATGAAGGGGGAAGGATGAATAGGTCATTCGCCGCAGGCCGCTTAAAAACTGGCCAGATGAACAAAACGGAGGCTGCCTATGCTGAGTACCTGAAACAGCTTCAGGCGGTAGGGGGGATCCTCTGGCACAAGTTTGAGGGGGTGAAGCTGAGGCTGGCTGACAACACGTTCTACACCCCGGATTTCGCCGTCATGCAGGCAGACGGCCAGCTTGAGATGCACGAAGTAAAGGGATTCTGGCAAGACGACGCCAGGGTAAAGATCAAGGTGGCTGCTGACATGTACCCGTTCAAGTTCGTGGCCTTGAAGCAACGAGCAAAGAAGCATGGCGGCGGCTGGGAAGTGGAGGAATTCTGATGTGTTCGGGAATTGTTGACATTGCGCTATCAGCGATGATCATCAGCATAGCCATAGCAGTGTCAGTTATAAGTATCGGTGTGTTAGTTGCAATGGTCAGAGTATTGATGGACAAAGATTAGGGAGGATTCTGATGTCTACCGTTTTAGCGATGATTGTCTATTTTGTGGCAGGAATTTGGCTTGGTGTGGCTGCGTTGGCTGGCATATTCGTCACGGTGTACCTTGGGAAATCACTGGCAAAAGTATTAAGGGAGAAATGAAATGAGCAAAAATACACTGATTGACCGCAAGGTTACCCCCGGCAAGTTGCTGGCAGAGAAGGGAAGGCCGTACGTCTTGGACGCCAGCATGCGGCAAGCAGCAGAGAGGGCGAAGTATCAGCCTAAGCTGTTGTCGATGGGAGGGCAGATTATCGACTTCCAGATTTTCTACCGGGACTAAGGATGGAAATATAGCAATAAGAATCATGCACTTACTTGCTAATCCCACATTAAATAGGCATACTGAAGACTGGACCTGACGGGTTCAATTCCAGAGCTTTATCCCCCGGTGGTGACAGACGCCGGGGGATCTTTTCAAGCATATATTGATAGGGAGCCTCGGGGCGGAAACCGGCCCTCCCTCCGGCGCTTCTCCCTGCGGCACTTCGCCCTTCGTAGGCTCCCTTTCAATATGTGTTTGACGCGTACAGCGATAGTAGGGAATCTATTGGGAGATAGGGATGGGAGAAGAGGATAAGTTTTGCAGGGACTGCGGCCACTACAGGAAACTTAATCTGGGTCCACTGGCTCCGCCTTCAGCACAGAGAGAATTTTGTTTTTCGCCTGATAGGCCTAAAGGTGAACGTTACGCAGTAGATGGGACGCTCAGTGTATGGAACCCGATTGACGCGCGTAGGACAACAGGGTTTTGCGGGCCACGCGGAGTGTATTGGGTAAAAGCTGAGGTCAAGCCTAAGCAGGAAGAGTCTAAGCCGCTAATCCCCAAAAAACGTAGGGGAGTCCAGATTTTCCTAATTGGGCTCCTAATCATGGTGGCTGGAGTTATTGCGCTGATCTAGGAACAAGATTTGCTGATACTGAAAACCGCCTATCCCTAGGCATAACTCAGGAGCAGAGCATGAAAAAGCAAGACGACACCAAGCAGAAGAAGGCCACGGAGAAGCAGCAAGACTCCGGCAACTGGCTGGGCTTTGACATTCACCCTGTGTATGAAGGCTGGTACGAAGTGGAAGGTCCGCCCGACACTAACGACCGTGAAGGCCGAAAGTCGCTATACTGGGACGGTGGCTTATGGGTACTGGAAGTAGAGGGTACGGGCTGGGTGCCTGCTCCGCTGCAGAAGGGCCATAAGTGGCGTGGTACTGACCAGCACTAAGACAAATCATATATCTGAGGATATAGACATGAACAAAGAAGTGGAGTATCGGGTGCGCCCGGTGACTCGCTACATCATCACTCGCTATCACAGCGAACAAATGCCGAACGGTCTTTACCACGCCGGGTGCGAAACCATCGGTTCGTTCGATAACCAGACGCAAGCAGAGCAGGTGGCTAACGCCCTATCAAAAGCTGAGCCACGCTCAGTCTATCAAAGCGGTATTCCTGGATCGGACGGAGATTGGTCTGTGGAATAATGTACCAACATTATGTAAAGTAGATTGAGGTAGAGATGGCTAAGGGTGTAAAGACCGGTGGCCGAGTCAAGGGAACACCGAACAAGGTAACGACAGCCGCCAAGGACGCAATTGCCCAGGCGGCTGAAGCACTTGGGGGAACGGAACGCCTAGTGGAGTGGGCGAAGGAAGATCCTCTGAACGAGAAAGTGTTCTGGGGGACTATCTACCCGAAGCTGCTACCGCTACAGGTGAGCGGAGAGGGTGGGGGTCCGGTTCAGACC